TGCTGTCTAAGGACGACTATGAATCCACCATGAACTGGCTGGAACTGGATGAGCGGGCCAGCAAGGCCAAGAGGGCCCGTGACCTAGCCACTGGCAAGGACCCAGTCGGCGAGAGAGCCCTCAAGCTGCAAGACGACCGCCAAGCAGAGCAGGCAAGATTGCAGGAGGACCGCCAGTCTGGTTACACTCAGGAGGCTATGCGCCGTGAATCTGTCAAGCAGGCAGAGACTGGGCGCAAGGAGAAACTAGCCGCCGACTCTGACGCTGCCTTTGTGCTGGACTTTGCCGGCTCAGAAGAGGCCACCCTCCCTGAGCGAGCCTTCGCCGACTATGTCGAGTCTGTAGGCAAGGGTGCCCCTGGCCAGGGCATGTCGGAACAACACCTCCAGCTTGCCAAACAGGGGGCCACCAAGCTGTCCAATCGTGTCAGCGGCCTTGGTGACAACGCCAGCTTGGGCGGTCGTAGCTTTGACAGTGGCACTAGGCGCAACGTAGGTGCCTACCTCCAGACCAAGAAGTTGGAGATCAGTGAGGCACTGGGAGAAGTCTCTGGTCGCCGCCAGGTTCTTGAGTCCGCTCAGCTTCCCGGTGAGGCCTTCGCTGAACCTGAGCAGCTGCCCCAGAATCCAGCCTTCAATCCTATCACCGATGTCGGTGGAGCTAGGGGCCCCAACACAGACCTTCTCCGTGGCATGACCACCCAGATGATGACAGACATTCCCAAGTATGCGGATACTGGGGGCGTCTCTGTCAGTGATGCCGACAAGACGATGGCTTTCGGGATGGGCGTCAAGCGGCTGGCAATGTTGCAGAGCCCTATGGGCCCTACTCTCCAGCCAGGTCAGCTGGGTCTGCTCCCCAAGAACCAAGACGCTGCCAACCACATGCAGAAGGCCCTTCAGAACAAGGGCCCCATCCAGAGAGCAGTGTCCTCGCTGGCCCTAGGACTGGGCAGTGACAGTCAACGACGCAAGACCATGGACTACCTGGTGACCTATGGTGGCTTCGACCCCAACGCCTACGCCCTGAGGGTCTCCACCCAGTCCGACCCTGTCTGGAACGACATCGTCAGCAAGAGTGTCCTTGACGGCATTCGGCGCACACAGATGGGCCAAGGGGCCAAGGCCGCCAAGTGAGCAACCAGGAAGTAGACTTCTACGCACCTAAGGACGCAGCGAGCCAACTTGAGCAGCTTGCTGCTTCCCAGGGCATCATGCGGTCCAAGGAAGACGCTGACCTTGCCATCAAGTATGCCAAGGGCGACCGTGGTGACCCTGACGCCTGGTATGAGACAGCCCTCAAGTGGTTCAGCTATCCATCCCAGCTGGCAGCTACCACCATGGCGAAGTTGGCCGCCCCTGACTATATCTCCAGGGATTTCTCCTTCTCCATGCCGGAGTCTTCTGGTCAGCAGAAGACGTTTACCGACCTAGCCCTTGCTAGCACTGGCTATCAGCGTGGGGATATGTTCAGGGAGGGTGGGGCCACCATTGCAGGACTGAGTGGGCTGGCACTGGATATTGTCGCTGACCCCAGTCTCATCTTCAATGCGCCAGGTAAGCTCACCAAGACAGCTGCTGCACTCAAGCAGGGGCTGCGCCTGTTCCACGCCAACAAGGAGGGGGTTGCCCTGAGGATGGCTGTTCTTGGCCAGAAGGAAGCAGGGCAGGCTGGTGCCTACCTCCTGAGAATCGAGGAGTCCTTGGGTGACTTCCGCAAGGCACTACAGGCTGGCCACGATGTGATGGAGACGCCCAAGGGTATCCTGGAGGGTGTAGCCAAGGGTGACAAGGTAGCCATCAACGCCAAGAAGGGCATCGACGACTTCAACAACACGCTGAGAGAGCTTGAGTCTACTGGCTACCTAGCTGGCGACTCAGCCACCCAGCTTGCCAAGGGCTTCATCGAGGAGACCCTGGGGCAGCGAGTAGTCGGCCCTTGGGAGCGCACTGCCCTTGGGGGTGGCCGGCTGCTCTCCATCGGCAAGAATCCTGGAGACACCACGGCTATCGAGAAGGGCATTGGCACTGCCCTCCACTTCATCGGCAAACCAGTCGGCAAGGTGACTGACCGCCTGCTCAAGGCCATGGGCGCAGTCCAGGGTGGGGCAATTGCCAAGTTCATGGTGGCCACAGCCAAGGGCCAGGAGAATCTTGACTACCGCGTCCTCCAAGACGCCATCGGTGAGATGCGGGCTGTCTACCAGAAGATGACTGGTAGAGCGCCCTCCAAGGCCGAGATGAAGGAGGTGATCCAAGTTCTGGAAGCACCGCTGGTGGACGACCCCCAGGCATTTGCCAGTCTCCAGGAGATGCAGGCATTTGTGGATAGCCCTCGCTACGAGAAGCTGGCAGTGGCAGCAGAGCGCCCCACCAGCCTCCACATGATCTCCAAGTGGGGCACTGATGAGAACTACTACGGGCATCGTGGACTTGGCGACAAGGAAGCAGCGAAGGTCCTTGCTTCTGGACAGGTAGGTGACCTTCCACTTGCTGACGGTCTGGTCTATCGAGTCCTGCCAGTCGATGAGGACCAGTCCATTGTTGCCAAGTCCCTCTATCGCGACATGCAGGGGATGCCGGGATGGGGCCAAGCAGGAGTTACCAAGGACCGTGTGGTTATCCGCAAGCTGATTGGTGGAGAGGCTACTGCCGAGGAGATCGTCCCCGACCATATTGACCAGCTTCAGCGTGTCTTGGTCCTCGCTGCCAAGAAGGGCTGGTCTCTCAAGGACGGCGCAGACATCAGGCAAGTCGTGGCGTTCAGCCGCACTGGCACCCTCCAAGTAGTAGACCCTACTGCCTTCGTGCAGGCCGGCTCCTTCAAGGAGGCCCTCGGCAAGGCTGAGAACGCAGTCAGTGAGTTCCTAGTTGACTACCCTCGTGTCAACGTGCCCCTTGATCTGCTCTACGATCCCCGTCTTGCCAGCATGGTGACTCCTGAGTCTACCCGCAAGGCCCTGATGCACGTGGCTGAGAGCATCCTGCCCCAGGTGTCTGGCAAGGCAGCAGCCTCTGTCCGCATCTGGGACCGTGGCCAGTTGGCTAGTGCTGTGGACAATCCCATGCAGTTTGAGCCGGAGGTTGTCAAACGTGTGGCCGAGCAGATCACCAAGGAGGGGCAGCTACCTCCTATCCGCATTGCGGTCAACCCAGCTAGTGGCAGGATTGTGCTGGCTGATGAGGTGTCTGGCAAACTGCTGGCAGCAGCAGAGATGCTTGAACGTGCCAACGTCCCCATCCAGCGGGTGCCCTGGGTCGGGGAAGCCCTCCAGGACGTGCGCCGTGCCCGCGACATCGAGGTGGCCCCTACTGCCCTCAAGGAGGTCCACGCTCGACTGGAGAGCCTCCTGGAGGCCGACAAGACGCTGGCAGGACAGGACGCCATCGCCATGTTGCAGCGGGCCGGCCTATCCGATGACGCCATACAGGCCCTCGGCTCTGCCCGCTTCATCGATGACAAGGGCAATGACGTGGTGAGCTACACCATGTTGTCCAAGGAACTCCAGGTGATTGGCAACCAAGCTCGCCTGCAAGTCCACCAGGCACTGGCTGCCTCCAAGATGGACCCCATCCAGCAGGCAAAACTCCTTGAGTCCATGTTCACGCCAGCCGGTGTGGGCTACGACGTAAACCGCAAGGCCCTCTATGACTTCATCCAGGCAAGGGGGCCTGGAGACAAGACGGCCCTGGCAGTAGAGAAGTCGGTAGCCTCGATGGCTGACAGGGTGAATACCTACAACAACTTCCTCGCCAACCCTGACCCCAAGCTGGGGTTTGACCCTCAGCTACTGGGGCTTCCCAGAGCCTTCGTCGCCAAGCCCAATGAAGGCGTCCTGGATGTGATCCCCCTGGGCCCAGTGGCTGAGGACTATGCCGCCGTAGGTGCCTTCTCTGCCGGCCGTCTAGCTAGCCGCAACAAGCTGCATCCACAGACCTTTCTGCAAGTGCTCAAGCATCCCAAGGATCCGGGCGTAGTCCGCGGCGTCAACCAGCGAGTGCCCTTTGGTGTCCTGGAAGCCAGCCCCAATCTCAAGGCCACTGTGGGCCACCTAGACACTGAGGATCTCAAGGCCGCCATGGAGGGGGCCAAGAGCAGGTTCACTATCAGCCCAGAGCACAAGGCCAAGCTGGAGAGCGAGGGTTTCTTCGCCAACCCCAAGAACCATCCACTGCTCAAGGACAGGAGACAGCCAGACACTGAAGTTATCACTGGCGTTATCTTGCCTGGCCGCACAGCCCTCTACGGGTTTGGCATTGGGGAGACTTCTGTCATTAGGGAGAAGTTCTTTGGTTCTATCCCCCACCAGATCCAGGAGTGGTTCCGGTCTGACCAATCTGCCTTCCGTCTCTGGAACGTTCAGTGGGGCATGATGGAGGGTCTCCACGCCAAGAATGTGGAGATGCTGAACGCCCGGCTCAAGGGCATTGCTCAGGATGCACTGAAGGCTGGCAATCATCCCAACAAGCGGATGATCTTCGCCGAGCAGCTGGAGATGGATGGCGTCATCAAGGAGGCCATCTTTGGGGACCCTCGTGACCCGCCCACTCTCGCCCAGGTAGCTGACGGCAGCTACACTGTCAAGATTCCCAAGGGCTGGGAGGGGCGCACTATCGACGCAGCCCTGCCAGTGAGCGGTGGCGTTGTCACCATCAGGGGCACTAGCTCTGCTGGCGTCCAAGCCATGGTGGACACCTGGCGGCAGATGATCCAGATTGACCTGCCCACTGAGGAGATCCTCGCCAAGCTGATGCTCCCCAGCAGTCTTCGCTACGGCTACTTCGCCCGCATTATGACGCCTCATGGTCGCAAGGCTATGGACGACTGGTTCACAGCTGTAGGCAGGGAAGCCGAGAAGAACCCGCACACCATAAGTGCTAAGGTCTACGGCTACATGAACCAGCACTACAAGAAGCGGACACTCAGTCAGTTCTCGACGGCTGAAATTGAAGAACTGTTCGATTCCGGCAAGCTCACCTTCAACGGCAAGGAGATCCTTCGCGAAGACCTGCTCAAGGTCAAGACTGCTGACGGCAAGACACTGGCAGATGCACTGAAGGACGACCCAGAGGCCCTCTCCTACTTCGTCAGCGACATCCACGACGCCATGATGATCCGGGCACTAGCCGGCAAGCGGTCTATCCGCAACGCCACCCTAATTGACGGTTTTAAGGAGCTAGCTGTCCCCATCCTCGATGGCCGCAAGGAGATCCCGCTGGCTGAGGCAAGAGCCCTGGTGGAGAAGTCCAAGGCTGGTGAGGCGCTGACTGATGCTGAGAAGTCGGTAGTCGATATGCTCACCAAGCCGGGTGCCTACCAGGCAGTGGTGACCCGCAGTGAGGCTCAACAGCTGGTAGCAGCTGGCCAGCTAGACCTCGACATGATTGAGCCGCTTCGTGACGGCTCTGCCTTCATGGGGATTGAGGGCCGTCTCTTCAACCACGCCCGGTGGAAGGATGGCAACATCAGGTTCATGACTCGTGACGCCCTCAACGAGATGAACCGCACCTACACCAAGCTGACAAACTTGCCGAGTCTCAACAGGCTGGCGGCTGGCTATCACGGCTTGCTCGCCATGTGGAAGCGGCAAGCTCTCTTCCTCTCCCCCAAGTTCTACGGGCGCAATATTGTTGGCAATATGCTGCTAGGTTGGCAAGGGGGGCTGCATCCGCTTGATCTCAAAACCCACAACGAATCTTTCTCTGCGCTGAGAGGCTACCGGCAGTATACCAGGTTCTCTAAGGGCTCCCTGGATGCCGGTGAGCTGGTTCTTAAGACCAACGGCAAAGCTAGTGTAGGCTTTCATCCACTGGACGAAGTCCTTTTCCCTGATGGCCCCTCCACCTGGGAGAGGGAGATCGAAGGCTTCAACGCCAATGGTGGCTTCCGTGGCACCTACGTAAGGCAGGTTCACAAGCCGCTGAATGAGACCCTAGCTGGCCGGGGAATCTCCAGTCTCAATGAGATTCCAGTAGACACCAGTTTCAACAGCAGCCAGTGGGGCTGGGGCACTCACGTCGAGAACACCATCGAGAAGGGCATCAAGCTGCACGAGGGTATCGAGAACCAGTTCCGCTTCGCCATCTACCTGGCAAACCGCAAAGCCGGCAAGTCAGCCGGTGAGTCTGCCAACATCGCCAAGCGTGTGATGGGTGGGACTACCGAGATGACCCCGATGGAGCGCACCCTGGCAGTTGGCGTGCTCCCCTTCTACCAGTGGATGAGATTCAACATCCCCAGGCAGGTATTGTGGCATGTAGAGCGCCCTGACCAAGCACTGAGGATGTGGTCGGCTGTGCAGAACATGGGCCGAGGCGGCGCTGATGTCCCTGAGGACGAGCTACCTGAGTGGGCTAGCAAGCACTACAACCTCACCCTCGGCAAGAAGGATGGCAAGTGGGGCTTCATTGTCATGGACAGCTTCTTGCCCGCAGCCGACCTGCTGAGACTCTCCCAGTTTGGCAGGGAGCCAGGAGAGTTCACTGGTGATGTCCTCATGCAGCAGCTGACACCACTCCTGAGGACTCCTATGGAGGCAGGGATGGGCCGCACCTTCGAGGGTGTCAAGCTGGAGACCATGCCGGGAGAAGCCAGCAACCTGGCGTTTGGGCCTGTCCCTCTCCCCGGTCTGACTCGGCGGGCTACCTCTGCTGGTCCTGCTGGCCACGTCAACCTGCTCTGGAACGAGCAGATGTTTAACCTCTTCCGCCCAGCCAAGGAGATGTCCCAGCTACTGGGATTGTTCCACAAACCTGACCAAGAGCTTGGCGAGCGCCTTCGCAACTACCTCCTGGTCAAGGTGAGCGACGCTGACCCCCTGCGCCAGCAGATCCTCCACAACTACAAGAGGCAGGAAATCTTCCGTGAGATGAAGTCAAAGTTGAAGTCTGCTATCCGCGATGGCAATGAGGCCAAGAAGACTTACTGGCTGGGCCAGATCAACGCACACGCAGTTTGGGAGGATCGCTGATGAACCGCATTCGTGACATCAAGGGCTGCAACTATCTCCCCATGGCCAAGCGGTCTCAGGACGTGACCCTAGCTTGGCTGCCGGTGAATGGTGCCCCGGCCACTGGCCTGCCCACAACTGGTTCTGATGGTGTCTTCTCAGGGAGTCTCCTGCGCAGCGAGCTAGACGCCATCAAGCTGGCTGGGTTTAACAGCATCCGAGTGCTGGGCAGCTTCATGTCGTATTACATCAACCAGGCAGGGTGGAGACAGGTGCTGGATATCCTGGTAACCGAGCTGCGGGCCCGCCGCATGGGCCTCACCTTCCAGGTCTGGTCGGGAATCCCTAGTGGGTCAGCCGCGCTAGCCATCGATGTCGGAGGCGGCCCCTTCCTCCGTGGTGCCCAGTTCCTGGTGGAAATCTCCAGCTACCTGCCCAGCACCTTGCTGTCCACGCACTGGAGTCTGGCTGATGCCTTCACCGCCAGCCAGTCAGCGATCACTCCCGCCAATGAGCGCTGGGTATCCTTCTGGCCTGAGCCCTTCGCCTCAGTCGAGTGGGACACCCAGGGAGCCTATGCTAGCTGGGCAGATACCAAGTTCAAGGCAGCCGTCACCAACTACCTGACAGACCTCGGTGCCTTCTTCAGTAGGGGCGCTGCCCTCGAAGTTCTCGACAGCTTTGATCTTTACAACGAGCCCAATGTCTTCTTCGCTGATGCTACTCGCAAAACCAACGTCAGCAGCTTCATCAAGACGACACATGATCTGATCCGCGCTCAGTTCAGCAATCCCATCAACTGCACGGTGGGATGGGCCGGCAGTGGGTCAGGACTGAATCGCCCGCTGATCGCAGCCGGTGTGCCCCTCACCTACATGAGTTTTCACACGTATGCTCGCAGCACCCTGTCTACTGCCATCAGCGAGGCAGTGGCCGAGGCTGGAGAGCTGCCGACCCTGATTACTGAGTTCTACGACACCCGTATTGACAGCGGCCTGATTGCCGGCTATCTTGATGTCTTGGACGCAGCAGGAATCAAAGGCTACATGTGGTGCTACCTGATGAACGGGCACTGGCCGGCGCTGGATGGTGTAGTCCGTGGAGATGGCACAGCGGCTACCCTGCTACAGAATCAGTCCCTGACGCACAGCACCGTCAACAGCGCCGACGATAACCGCATCCGTAGGTGGACAGGAGTCGCGAGCTAACATGGACCCGATGGCCGGCAAGCTGGAAGTCTACATCGACAACAGAGAGAAGGCACCTTTCCAGTTCCCGGGCCACTCCACCAAGTGGACGACCCTGCGATATGGAGACTACACCGCTTGGGGCCTCAAGGACATCTTCGAGATTGAGCGCAAGTCCACGTTTGATATGCTGGCTACCTGTGTCCGGCGAGCCAGCTGGGAAGCCTTCTTGAGGAAGTGTGCTCGCTGGGAGACTGTGGTGGAGAGATACGGAGCCAGTCGCATCGTGCTGGTAGCCGGCAACATCACCGATGTCAACCAGCTGCCCTACCAGGTCTTCAAGCAGATAGGGGCACGAGGTGTAGACCTTTACCTCCACCGTGTCAGCATCCTCTGCCAGATGGGCGTCAGCGTCCTCTACGCCGGCAGCCCAGAGCTAGCTGCCAAGATGGTGCTGAGGATGTTGGGGCGCGAGCTAGCCGCCAGGGAGAAGGGCCTCACTGTCACTCAGGCGGTCTACAAGAGGGACCCTGAATTGGCACCTATAGCTGCGGCCACTCAGGCATCAGGTGCTTGATCTCCAGCCGGACTATCTCTCTGCGGGTAGTCTGGTTGAACTTGGCGTTGGCGGCAGCTAGCTCTGTCTCTGCCTTGATGCTGGCTTGCTCCGCTGCCTCCCTGCTTGAGTAAGCAGATCCGGGAAAGAAGATGCTCGTCGGAGTATGGCTCACAATGATCCAGACGTGGGTCAGTTCCATACCTTCACCTTGTTCTTCCTCGCCCAGTTAACCGGGCAGACAGACACTTCGACAGGGGTCTCGACACAAATAGCAGGGTGCAGTCTCTCCTCCATGGCAGCCCGTATCCTCCCCAGTAGGGAGTCCTCAGGAGCCGCCCAGCCATCAGTAGAAGTCACGAGTCCATCGCTGGTGGTGTTGGGGACCAGGGCACATGCCTCTGCCGATGCATCTATTAGGATCTCATCGTGGATGAAGCTGACCATGTGGGCATCCTCGCCATCTAGGACCGGCCCCAGCCTGACAATGGCCCCCTTCAGGATCTTGGCACACAGGCCCTGCACCAGGTAGTTCACGCCCTTGTAAGCTTCTCCACGAGGGACTGGGTAGAACCTGCCCACCAGGTCAGTGACGCCGCCATCTAGGTTAACCTCTCTCTCCACCCTGGCAGCTAGTCTCCTGAACTCAGGGTAGGCCCCATGGAAGGCAGCTACGATGGCTCTTGCCTCTCCCAAGCTGATGTAGGTCCCAAACAGTGCTAGGTATGCTTGCAGCTTGTCGGCTGTCCCACAGTAGATCAGTAGGAAGTTGGCAGACTTGGCAATCTGGCGGCTGTGGCCAATCAGCTCACTGGTTTCCTGGTGAATATCTCCCCCACTGTTGAGGACGTGGGCCATGTGTCCCTGGGGATCTGCATACAGTGCGCCTACTCGTAGCTCGATCTGCGAAAAGTCAGCAGCCACAAGAACTCGGCCAGCCCTGGGGATGAACAGAGCCCTGATGAGGGCGGCCCCACCTTCATCGGGTCTGGGGATATTTTGTAGGTTAGGATTGCTGCAGCTGAACCGTCCAGTAAGGGCTCCCAGTGTATTGAACACCCCGGATAGAGTATCACCTCGCCGAAAGTGTTCGTAGTCTTCAAGGTAGGCAAGCAGTTTCTCGGCGTGTCGGAGCTTGAGGATTCTGTCGGCAAGTTTGTTCTCCTTGCGGATGGTGAGCAGGGCGACCTTACTGGTAGAGGCCGCGCCCTTCTTGGTGAACAGAGCAGGGAGGCCGGTCCCATACAGGGCCTTGGCAAGTTGCTTGGGGGAGTTAGTGAGAAACTCATAGCCAGCTAGCCGGTAGCATCCAGCTGTGTGATCCAGGATCAGGGCGTCCAGCCGTTCCTTGCCAGACTTCAGTGCCCCTAGATCCAGCCGCATCCCTACCTGCTCGGCAGCTACGACTCTTGCCAGCACCTTCATCTCATTGCGGTATTCCTGGTAGATCAGGCTTCTGTCTAGCTGGCTGGAGAATCTGGCCCACAGCTTGGCGGCTAGGTATACGTCCTTGGCGCAGTAGATAGATAGGAGGGACTGAGGGGCCAGTAGGAAGCGGTCGGCTACCTTGACTCGGGGCTTTTGCTGCTTGCACCAAGTCTTGAGGGCAGTGTCTTCATCAGCGTCTGACTCGTCGAACAGCCTGACAGCTAAGTCCTTCAGGCCAAACTTCCTTAGTCTAGGGGCCCCCAGCTTGGCCAGTGTCAGCGTGCAGTTCCAGGTCTCCGTATTTGGCAGCTCCAGCCCCAGCCGGTGCAGCACCTGGATATCATAGTGCAGGTTGTGGGCCACTGGATGTCTCTCTAGGAGCAGGGCCTGGAAACTTGCCAGCACGTCCATGTCACCGGCCCAGTTGTCTAGATCTAAGTAGCCCTTGTCCCCAGTGGCCCCATCCAGCCAGCCAATGCCCCGACAGCGAGTGCTAGGGGCTAGTGGGTTGAGGCCGGTTGTCTCTGTGTCAAGGAAGAGACAGTCAGCTATCCTAGGTGCCACAGTCCAGCCCTAGCGGATTGTTGTTGGGGTCTACCTTATTGCCCTCCCAGATCATGCGCTCAAAAGCCGCAGCTTCTGCCTGGGCGCACATCAACTGCCACCGTCTGACCATATAGGCCATCAGGTTATGCTCATTCCCTAGTGTGCACAAGGCTATCCAAGCCTTCCTCTCCAGCAACATCGCTACGTTATTCACGAGGGTTCTCCCATGGTGGTGTCCCAGCAAGAATGTCGGGGCCTTTGGCTTCTAGGGCCTCCCTAATAGCCGCCTTGATGCGGTCACTGGTGATGAAATCCTTGGCTTGCAGCCAGACAAGATAGGGGCGGTCAATCCCAGCTATCTGCTCTATCGTCTTGTCCTTGTGTTTCCCAAACGGCATGGTAGTGATCTCAGCAGATGTGGGCAGCTTCCCTGACCTAGCAGCTGCCTCTACCGGGGTCCTGGGTATCTTCATAATCGTGACTGCGCTGATTGTTAGGTCTGCACGGAGAAGCACGTCGAACACCTTGTTCCAGGTAGTCCTAGCTACCTCAGGGTCGGTGAGATCATCCCTACAGGTCATCAGGATGTGCTGGAGTCGCCGGATCATGTCCTCCTGGCTGGCCACCTAGATATCCTCAGCACACTGCCTGGTGCAGCCATCGCAGCAATTACACAGCGTGGTTGTGTCCGCGTTTATCTCATCCCTATATGGGCAGACATGCTTCTCCTTGGGGGCGCAACCGCAACCTTGACAAACGTCCTTGTCTTCCTCAGTTTCCATAAACTAACTCCTTCAGTTTGGGCGCTATCGCCAGGAATCCAGCAGGATTGTTGTTCCTCAGCCAGTAGCTGGGATGGTAAGACAGCAACAGTCTGGTCTTAGTCTTGATAACAATGCCGTCACCCCAAGGGACCCGCTTACTAAATATCCTGTATGCATCTCGGCCCAGACAGAGGACAGCTGATGGGCGCAGCAACAGTAGCTGTCTGACTAGGAATGGCCGACAGTTGTCCAGCTCGATTGTAGTTGGCTCACAGGGTCTCCTATCCTTGGGAAGTTGGCAGGCAACAGCATTGGATATAAAGCAGGTAGACCGGGGGATGTTGGCAGCTGCCAGTAGCTCATCCAGCAGCTTGCCGCTTTCGCCACAGAAGGGAATCCCTACGTCCACCTCTGTCTCCCAGGGGGCCTGTCCAATGATGAAGAGACTGGGATTACTGGGACCCACAGGCGGCACACAGGATCCCAGTGCAGGACACTTGCTGCATGCCATCAGATCCCTGCGGATGGTGGCTAGGGGCTCACTGAGCAGGGGCATGGAGGGGTTCCTTCGATAGCATCGTAGAATAAATCCTGGAAATCCAGGTAGACCGAAGTCCGGCCGGCCTCTGGGGGTTGGAGCGGTCTCCGCCAGTTGTTACAATTGAGGCAGTTGACAGGCCGATCGGGACCTGAGATCGTTCTTTAATTCTCATACTTAGCAAGAATGAGAATCCAAGACAGCCCAGGGGAGAGAGGAGATGAGGGCCAGCTGGGATACCTAGCTGACGGGCAAGGGACGACGGGCCGAGGTTGCGCCGGCAGTCCACCAGCCAAAATGTCAGGGTGCAGAGGATTGCTAGGATGCGATCTGGCGGCCCCTGCCTGCAAACCGGCCCAGGGTTCAGTGGGCCAGCCCGGATTGAACTGGCCTTGACTGGTGAAGGCTGGCGGCCCTTCCTGCTCATCTCCCGTCCCCGCCACACGCCTGCCCAGGGACCAGGATCCAGGAGCCCTCCAGCAGGGAGTCCAGCAGCTTGGATACATGCTTCCTGAGGATGGGGAGGGTTAGGTGCCCCTGGATGGGGTTGTCATACAGGTTGATCCTGACAGAGGTCAGGGGATTGCCTAGCTCCTTGACTGCGATCACCTCACCTACGTCTTTGTCTTCAAGGCGCAGGTAGAAGACGGAGAGTTGGGTTGTGGGGGTCATGGAAGGAGTGTCCCTGTGTATTGGGGCCTGCTGTCTCCTGCATGGCTAGCCTTCAGCTGGACAGCCCTTGGTGATCCCCGTCTCTCCATGATGCCGACACAGCTCAGGTCCCAGTGCCTGAAGTCAGTGCCTGTCGCCAGCGTCACCTGGAGAGGATCGTAGTAATCAGCTGGAGGGCGGTTCCCTGGAATCGGCATGTAGGCAACGGCTTGCTCGCCTTGGGGAGTGAACCCGTGCTCGACAACACTGGTGCCGGTCTCCTCGATCATCTCCCTGAGGATGTCACGAAGGGCCGGCGTCAGTCGCCCAACAGTGACTTGGAGGAAGGTAGACAGCCCCATCACGAAGATGCTGTCTTGCCAAGCTGCCCAGCTGGGCTGAGTCGGGAACCCAGTGCGGGGGTCCGGCCCAATGATGGTGTAGGGTTTGATGATAGAGCCAGTGGTGTGGCGGCTGCGCCAGGCAGGGTAGATGACTTGGATGAGCCGCTGGCAAGCCTGCTGGAACAGCTGCTCCGTCCACACCACCCTCAGCGACTGGGCAATCGCCCTGAAGAAGTGGCCGACATCGCGCCCCGGTCCTGGGTCATTGGTGGACCATCCTGGGTGGGTAGACGGCAGGGTAAGTGCTGCGATCCAGTTCTGCTGGATCTGGGCAATCTTGCGATGGAGCAGCCAGCTACCTGTCAGCAGGAAGTTCTCACAGGCGAAGATCCAGCCTTGGTGCTGGTTGTCATGGCCGAACCAGCCAGAGGCAGAAGACCCTGTGTGTGTGCGCCGCAGTCTGTCCCTGGACACCCCGCTGTGGAAGTGGATCTCTTCTGACCAGATCACCAGGTCTCTGTGATCGCGGGCAAAGATTGGATTACTGTCTGCCTCGAAATACCAGGTAGGTCTCAGGCAGTTGCGGTAGCTAGCGCACAGCTTGCGGTAAAGGTTGAGAGACGAGGTGTCGGTGACATCGGCAAAGTGGGTCCAGGGCACGGCAACTTCTGCCTGCTCACCAGAGTCAGCCGGTCTCTTGTTCTGGATGAACCTAGGGTGCGCCAGTGGATCCTCCCAGTTTACCCCAGCCAGGGTAGCTGAGTCGTCAGCCAAGTTGCCAGCTGGGTCTGCCGTCTTGTCCCAGACACCATGTTCCGGCCAGCTAGTCATGCCGATGAGGGGAGCCACCATGGCGGCCCTAGCAGAGTCAGCTTCCTCTTGGGTGGGCGTTCCGCTGTAGAAGATAACGACTCCCCGGTAGACGTAGCCCTGGGCATCTCCAGTCTTGGGGGGCAGGCGCAACTTCTTGATGGGGTTAGCTGCACTAGCTGGGGGATTTCCATTGCTGTCCAGCTTGTCAAAGCCATCGTAGACCCAGGTGAGGGCTAGCGGCCCGGTCCCCAGCATGAAGTCCACAACCAGATCCTGGCTGCTGGTAATGAGGGACTCCCCGGTAATGGCAAGCTCCCACTGGAGGATGGGGCTGTCCTTGAACAGGTAGACGACCAGCTCTGCAATGCCCTCGGCCGTCCTGTCCTTCCAGAAGCTGACAACCAGGCGGTCGTCATTGACAGTGAGGGTCAGCTCTGGCTCCAGGTCGATGACCCTACCATTGATGGAGACCCAGGGCTTGAAGCCACCAGCAAGCATCTGGATGCGGACAGCTGGGTGCAGGATAAAGGGCCCAGGACTGGAGTCTTCTACATCTACCTGGCTGGAGAAGTTGGCAGGGACGGAGACACGCCCCACATTGAGATACGTGCCTGCTGGCGTCCTTGTGTAGCTGTGCTCGCTGACAGCAGGAGACCCCCACACTGCCCAGTCCTTGCGGGGGTAGCGAGATGGATTCGTGACGTGGATGCGGGTAGTCACAGGCGGTCTCCATTGAGCAGGGGGTAGATGTAGATATTGGCCGGCTGGTGTTCACTGCGGACCACCGTCGGGGGACATTCGGCAGTCTCCCTCCAGATGGCGATAGCCTCATCAGCAGAGGCAGTAACTACGTAGACAGGCGCGCAGTCATTCGAGTTGTTGATGCAGTAAAGCTGTTTCACAGGCGCACCTCACTGGGAAGCGGGTCAGTTGGCTCCTCGACGGTGCAGTAGACAGCCAGCAGTGCCAGCAGATTGCAGGCATCCTGACAGCGGTGCAGGATGTCCTCGTCGGCGCAGACAGCTGGATCAAGCAGGAGTGTTGCCAGTGCCTCTACATGCTTGGTAGCGTCTGTGAGTATCACTGTGCTGGCGACAGTCCTGAGCAGTTGGGCCCTCCTCACGAAGTTGGCGAAGGCATCTTGGCTGGGGGCATAGGCCCTCACCTTCTTGGCCATGAGGGTCTGACAGCTGCCGAAGAACTTGGCGGTCTCAAGGTTTCTGTCTTTTTGGTCCATGGTAGTAGACTCCGGTCTTTGTTGGTGGGGCTGATGGTGGCAGCGAAGGAAAGGATGGTTCACCACTGTTCCACAGTAGTGGCAGGGTGGGTTCACTAGCTGGCTCCTAGTAAGTGGGCGGAAGTGGCGGGTAGTTGTGAGTCACAACAGGGTCAACTACCTTCTGGAGTCAACACCACCTCCACCCTAGTGACAGTTTGTAAAGAACGACCCAGATCGGCCCAAAGGGCTACCACCAGGTAAAGAAGCTAGCAGTGAATCAACGGGCACAGCTTCACGAGGTCGGTCATGGGCGCTCCTTCAGGATGCCGAGCTTGATGACTGCCATGAGCGCCTTGGCGTGACGCTTCACACGCTGGACTGCGCCATTCGACCGAGAGAGGAAGTCTGTCCCTGGTGGAAACTCACAGGCATGGTCGGCCTTCGCCAGCGCCATCAGCGCCCGGAACTCCTGGCGCGCCCGCTGCCAGTCCGCATCCGTGACGCCCCAGTCCTTCGACGCGATGCTGCACACGAGGGCCAAGCCGGTCTTCCGCTTGCTACTCACGTTTCGCCTCCCGCAGGGCCGCCTCGGCAAGGAAGACTTCAACCTTCTCCTCAAGGCACACCCTCTCCGGGCGCAGCAGGTTCACGGGGTTGTTGCTCAGGTCGTTGAGCAATCGGCGCGCGTCCTTCGCGATCTGCTCGGCCTTCTCCAGCGCCTCCCGCAGTCGGTCCCGCTCGGCAACTAGTGCCTCATGCTGGGCATTGCGGCCAGTCATCACCTCGTGCTCGTAGTCTCGGAACTTCTGCACGGCCTCGTTGCGCTGACGGGTGAGCGTGGTGACATCGGCAGCCTCGACAAGCGCGTCCATTGCGCGCTGCCTCTCCTCCTCCTGCGCCTCCAGCTTCTCCACCCGGTCCAGCAGGGCGAGCACCACCTCGGGAGAGACTAGGGCGATGTAGCGGCCATCAGTCTGCCTGCCGGTGAAGACGAAGGCGTCATGCTCAGTCCACCAGGGCTTCTCCAGTGGGCACTGTGCCTTGTCGGCGATCACAGCAATCGCCGCCTCCCGAAGCTCGCGGTCGGGGGTCATGAAGGCACCTGTCCGCCGTAGCCAACCGGAGGCTTGTAGAACGCTCGCCACGCCTCAACTGCCTCGTCCATCGTTCCACCCATGTTGTTCGACCAGAAGAAGCCGCAACTGCGGCAGACGTATTCCATTCAAGCGTGGTGTGGTCCTGGAGTGACTTCCATGGTGTGCCGCCCGCAGTTGGCGCAGCTCTCGGTGCTGCTCATGCTCCTGCCTCCACGGCTGCGGCCAGCGAGGCAAGGGCAGCATCCAGGACCGCCCAGTCGGTCGCTAATGGCTGGAACGTCTCAGCCTTTGCGGAGATGGCCGCAGCCGCCCGCGCCACGGCGATCAGCGCAGGGGCTGCGTTGCGGAAGGCAATGACACCATCTGGCCAGCCAGCATCGATAGGGTAGAGGACAATCTGGTGCCCTGTAGCCCGCTGGTTGGACAAAGCTCCCCACTGTCTGGGAGTCTTCTTCTCGATCTTCTCCAGCCGCTCGATGGCCGATTCGGGGGTCACTGGGGCACCTCCGGCTGCATGGCAAGGATGCGGTCTGCGATCCCACGGGCGCAATCGTCCCAGCCCTCGCTGTGCGGGCTCTCCTTGCACTCCGAGCGGGTCTTGAAGCTGGTCAAAGCGATCCTCTCCGCCTGCTTGCGCGCGGCCTCGTAGCCGGCAAGCCATTGGCAAACGTGAACGTTGTCCCGGGGCGAGAGATACTCGCCGCACACCTTGCAGTGCCGCACGCTGGGCTCCGGCTGCGGGGTCATCGTTCACCATCCGTCATCAGCGGGGCCACCCCACGCGCGAAAACGTCCACGCCCCGGGACTGCCCATAGGCTTGTAGGTGATCCAGCCAGTTGGACGGCCGCATCCCCGCTGTGAACTGGGGCACCAGCACGGGAGGCGCTTGGACTGCCTTCAGCAGCAGGACGTGGGGGTCCTGGGCGGGAGTCGGGAGCAGGAGAAGCAGGAGAATGGCTCTCACGTGGCACCTTGCATGTTGCGTGCGTATGCCAGCAGGCTCCGCACTGTCGAGTAGTTCCAGCCCAGCAGAGACGCGATGGCCTTGCTGGACATGCCCTGGGCAGACAGGCCAGCCACCACCTGAGCGCGGGTGCGCTGCGGGGCATTGCGTAGGACGCGAGGGTCCTTGATGGCACGGCCGCAGCAGGGGCAGGGGATCATCTGCCCTCCTTCATCGTCTTGATGTAGCCATCTCCACAGCAAGTCCCCATCGGGGTATCCTCAGTGAACCTATCATCATGGAGGGCCGGCTTTTTGCAGACAAAGCAGATCATCACGCTGATTTTCTCCTCAACCACAGGAATCTCCACAGGGACTTCCTTGGGCTTGGGCGGCATTGGGTGAAACTTCCAGTGCTCACTCATGCGCTCAATGTGGTCAGCGGCCATCTGGCCCTCAGTCTTGCGCCTCCATGCCTGCTTGTTGGGGTCCCACTCACTGGTGGGGACAAGGGGGGTCCGTGCCTTGCGGGCTGCGTCGATGACAGCCTGGGGATCTGATACGAGGATGCTGACTTCCTCTTCCCCAGTGTAGATACGGAAGGCACGGACCGCCAACTCGATTGCTGTATTGTCTAGGGGGGAGCCCTCAGGGGCCTTGAGTGCGGTATGTAGGTCAGTAACGAAGGACTTGAGGGCTTCCCGGTCCATGGCTAGTCCTTGCTCTCAGTCGTGCAGAGCGAGAAATCGATGTTCAGCACTTCTGCGACTCGCCTTATCTGCTTCTCTGTCCACAGTCGTCGCCCAGCCAAGATAACTGGTGGAGGATGAACCAAGCCACGACGGACAGTCTCAGCTACCCTGGCTTCCGTTGTCTTGAGTAGTTTGGCCACTTGGCCGGTAGAGACAGGGTAGTTCATTGCTAGCCCTCCAGGTCGCTGAGCAGGTCTGCAACCTCGGTGTCAGCAGGAGCAGCGGCCTTGGCCTTGGTGCCAGTCTTCTTGACTGGGGGAGCCTTGGCAGCTGTGTGTTGGACAGCAGGCTCAGCAGCAGCTTCATCAGCACCAGCCTCATCCAGCTGTGCACCGAGTGCTTCAGCCACTTCAGCATCAGCTGCCTGCTCCACACACTTGCCCAGGTAGCAGTTCTGCATGTCCTTGCCGTCTGGAGTGGTCTTGGATCGCAGAGTGATCTCGTAGACCCGTCCATCCAGCTTGGCCTGCCTCAGTGACTGCCCGCACTCCTGGAGGGTATCGCTGGGGTAGCCCATCTGCTTGATGCGGCCCTTGAACCAGCCGATCTTGTCGTCGTCTGCGAAGACAAAGGGCCACTCACGGTAGGTCCGGTTGACCGAGGGTCCATCCGTGATCTGCCAGGAGAACCTGATCTGCTTGTGGTTGAGATACTTGCCGGCCTTGCAGGTCTCAATGTCGGCGGCCTTGAGCTTCACGAGATACTTGCCGTCAGGGAACTGGTTGCCGGATTCCTTGGTGTCTGCCTTGGCAAACTGCTCAGCAATGTTGGCAAGCTCGGCAAGGTCTCCGTAGTCTGGGGTCTGTGCGGGCGGGGATTGGGGCTTCTTGGGAGGTGTAGGAGTCATTTGGCGATCTCGGCGGTCTCACTGGGTTCAGGTTGGCCCTCTAGTCTCTCGGCAAAGACCTTGAGGATACGGTTGAAGCCACCCTGACTGGGTAGCTGCCGAAGTTCAGTTGGGAATACAGGCTCACTTTGGGTCGCTGGCTGCCCCATCTTGGTGCGGAATGTTTCCCCACCATCGAAGATGAGGATGCGACGAGGAGACACAGCCCTTAAATCAGGCTGCTTCCGGTTGTTGGTGGGTAGCTCTTGCTCCTCACCCTTGGGCCGGATAGCCCCCATGTCCATGTCGTAGCCTAGATACCAGGCCCAGTCTACAAGGCCGTAGACTACACGCTCACACTGGGTGGGCATGGAGGGGTCTAGACGGTTCCACGCGGTAGTCAGAAGCAGGTTCTGGGTTACCTTCACGTGGCTGGTGAACACTACCTGGATTGCGTTGGCCTCTGCATAGTTGACCAGGGCCTGGATCTGGGTGCGGAACTCCCTGTCACACAGCGCCCAGCCCTTGCCCTGGCCCATGGCGTCGAGGCTCTTGACCTTCTCCTGGTCGCACAGCCAGTCAGCACAGTCATGGTAGGCTTGATCGGCAGTATCCACGATGAGGGTCGCCCTCTTGCCGTAGTTCAGGCCAACAGTCCGCACTGGATTGACGCCCCTAGCAAGATCAGACCGGAACAGTTCCCAGCCAGTTGCTCCAAGAGGATATTTGGCAGCCAGTTTGCTCTCCTCCACAAACTTATATCTAGGCTCAAAGGCCAGCAGTCCGGGTTTGGGATACGAGCAGGCCAGCGTCGTCTTGCCTACACCGGGCGGTCCATAGATCAGAGTGTGACAGCGACGGAACAGTTTGTAGGCTTCTTGGGGTGTGCTCATGGCTAGGTCTGGTGGGTGATTGGTTTGGTGTCTAGGTAGATGGATCCCCACTCACTGGTGAGGAAGCTGAGAATACGACCATCAGACAGGGTGATGGAGACAGAGCCGTGCTCGAAGAAGCTCTTGTTGATGTCGAAGCCAGATGTCAGATAGCCGCCACCTACTAGGGAGCCGTCCATCTCAAACAGCTGGTAGGCCAGTGGTTCGTCTGTCATGTTGCCCTCAGGTCGGTAGGTGGCTTCTGCTGCAACTGCATCTTGACCAGGGGCAGCTGGCTGTGGGGTGGGTAAGCAGCTGACTTGACACGTAGGAGGTTGGTGAGCCTTGCACAGGACAGCACTACCAGCCTGGACAGGACCCTGATGTCCTCCATCTCCTGGTGGAACTGGGGCAGCTGATCCTTGTCCAGCAGGGTGGCAAAGGTGGCTTGTTGCCCAGTGATCTCTGCCAGCAGCTTGACTAGGTGGAATGCCTGGGCAGCTGACTCAGTTGCCTGCACAAAACAGCCTAGGACTTCTGGCTGGCGCATACCGGTAGGGCCATCCTCGGGTTCCTCAGACACTGGCGGCCTCCTTGACAAGTGCAGCAAACTCTTCCTTGGGACAGAACCAGACAGCCTTGGTGATGTGGCCGATGGCTTCGACTGAGTCGCCAAAGTTGTCGCCACGGCGCACCCTGATCGACTTGCCTACCATCTGGTTCCACTCAGTGACTTCGGCTACCTCCATGCAGCGCCAGATGAACAGCCCTGCATAGTTGCCCTGGCCCTTGTGATGCTTGAAGCTGGTAGGCAGGTAGAGTGCGTAGCCGCCAAAGCCTTGATGCCCACCTTCCTCGCCATAGTCCAGTGTCAGCCAGGCAGACAGTGTGCCGTGGTCGTCGTTGGTGATGCGGACAGCCTCAATGAGCGCGTTGTGAGTCCTAGACATGGACAATATCCTCCGGGCTTACTGCCCAAAAGTGGGGATCCGGCCTGTCCTGGTAGGCAGAACAGGTAGGTAGGTGTTGGCAGGGACTCCTGCCCCGCAGGCAGGTGCCGGTGTTGGGGTAGAAAGCCTCAGGCAATCTCTCCATGTTGGCGACAGCCTCAGCGATCTGGTGGGTGATGTAGGACAGGTCCGCCATGTAGGAGGCTAGCTGTCTCTTGGGGACCACTATCGGCACCCTCCTGAACATCTCAGTAGGCTCCTCCAGATACTGCTGGTGGACCCTCTTGAAGAACTCAGGGCGGTCTTCCTTGGTGCGTTGGCGCAGAGCAGACTTAAAGATCACATTGTAGATGACACCCTTGGGCCACCTACCTGTCAGCTTGCGCGCACCCACCATGTAGCCCATGATCTGGGTGGAGATGCTGGCTGCGTCGAAGTAGGGCTGGGAGAAGTCGCTAGTAGTCTTGTGCTCGACTACCCAGAGATCGTCAGACTCAGTCTTCAGCCCATCGATGGTGCCAGTGAGATGGTGCTCGTTGCCGATGGGGAACTCGAAGGGAATCTCTACCTGCTGGAAGTCTTTGCCGCCCTTGTAGTGAGCCGCATAGCCCAGACACATAGCCTGGGCGAGTCCATGAGCCGTCTCTAGGTTCTCGACATCAGCGGCTGAGAGAGAACCGGGCTTGCCGGCTAGCTCCGTTGCAGCTGCTAGCAGGGCTTCCTGGGCTGACTTGCCCTGATGGAATGCGGCTAGACCTACGTGGACCAACTGGCCCAACAGTAGGGGCTGGGGAGGTAGGCCCTTGCGGCGATACCCCAGGGCCCAGCTGAGGAGGAACGCCTTGCGGCAGTCCTTCCATGACTGGATGGCTGTGTTGCGAATCTTCAATGTCGGTGTCCTGGCGATGGGGACCAACGCAGAAGTAGAGATACTGGTAGCCTACCCGAGAGACACGGAGTTCACTCAGGGGCCGGATCTGGTAGCAGAGACTGCAAGTGTGGAGAGAAGGGGTCATGGGACTAACTTCTGAAACAATGAAACAGCCAGCTTGCCAGCCACGGAGGAGGGGAAGGACCAGGGCCTAGAAGCCACCCCGGGCAACCGCTCAGTTGCCAAAGAAACTAGACCCTGGGGGCGGTTACTAGCAAGCTGACTGTTTCATGGTTTCAAGGATCGAAGGGTAGGCAAGAGTCATGGGCAACTCCGACCAGAGGGATTGTTGGCTCTAGTCACGTTACCTATCTGCCTACCCTTCCATCCTGGAAACTATCAAGATATCTAGGTGAGAGCCTAGGTCACCTAGTCAAACCCTCCTAGGAGGTGCCTGTCTGGCTCAGGCTGCCAGTTTCAGCTACTCCTCGCCGCCGTCGTCTCCCTCCAGGGCATCGCAGCCAGCCGGAATCGGGCACTTGATGCTGCGGGCGTAGGCCAGGAGAGATTCCAGGTTCACCTGGGCAGTAGAGGGGGCGAAGCCACTGGCCTTCCGGATATGCAGCCGGATAGCGCTGCGGAGCCGGTAGCTTGGGCCATCCGTCATGTTGCGGCGCTTGACAGGGGCACTGCCATCCACACCAGAGACACGGTTGGCCGGGGGAGAGTTCTTCACGGGAGTCGGGTTCGTTGCCATAGTGGGGACCCTTCTAGAGGGGGCAAGACTGGCTGTCAAGAAGGAAAATTGAGAAATCCTAGAGGCTGCTGGGACCACTAGGGGTGGTAGTCAGCTGCACTCGCATGTCGTATACCCAGTCTTGTAGAGTCTGGAGATGGACTACGGTCCCACGGAAGTTGTCCAGCCAGGACTGGAAGGCGGCTAGGACTTCAAGGGCTGTGGAGTTGCTGTCCAGCATGGCTACCCATGCCCCCCTTCATACCAGCGAAGGGCGAAGAGGATGGCCAGGATCGCCACCAGCAACCAGACTAGCCAGAAGGCTATGTCAACATCGGGTCCCCGGTTGGATCCCTGGCTGTCGAGCTTGACTAGAGGGGGAGTCACAGGACACCCAGCTGTCGGCAGATGCAGATGGCCACTACAACAGCTACGGCCATCATGGACACCTTGCCCCACACCACGAGAACTGCTACCAAAACATCCGAGAGAAGCTCACGCATCTGTCAGTCTCCTGCTGCCTGTGCAGCTACATTGGGCCGATCACAGAGTGCCAGCAAGAGTTCCTCGGTAGCATCCTGCCTACGCTGGACAAGGGTCTTCCGCCTCGCATGCTCGCTGAACATTCCCCAGTCTGGGCCAGGGTCGGCCACCATCTCGGCAAGGTAGTCAGCACAGGCACCCAGGGCAGCTACTACCTTGGCCTCTGCCTCAGCTACCCGGACGCGACCCTCAGGGGTCAACATGCCGGTGGGGGTGATGTCTACGGTCATGGTTAGGTCTCCTACGGTGATTGCGGATTTCTTCTTGTCGCTGTCCAGGCTGGCCCAGGATCGATCCGGACCCTACCGGCTACCTTGGGTCGATTGGCCCCGCTTGCGTCGATCCTGGGGCAACGTGGGCGGTCTGCGGGCCGTCTCCGAGATGGCGAGGGCTAGGGCCAGTCTTGGCACCTTCCTAGCTGTAGCCAGGGTGAGTTCTACTACTAGCTGGCAAAGGGGGAGGTTCACGGTGTCTCTTTGGTTACCTTGTTGAGCCTGTCCGCCCGTTCCCTAGCCTCTGCTAGGGTGGTGCAAGTAATAAGGTGACAGATTCGTCCGTTGATGTCTGGGCCGACTACATAGCCAGCCTTGCCGCTCATGGGCGAGCACTGACTACCGAGACGGTAGACCATCTCACGGGCAGTGACTGCCTCATACGGTCCGCTAGTTGCTTTCATGGCTGCACAGTGAGAGTCACCTTGCCGGCCAGCACTTCCCGGATGAAGTCATCGGCAGCCGCCCTACTGTGGAAGCAGGCAGACTCCTTGCACCGCTTACCACCAGCTAGCGCGATGGTGACTCCCCAGATGGTGCCGCCCATGATGCCGCTACCTCTGGACAGTTCCAGGGAGAAACGGCCCGGCTTGTTGACGTAGCCGAGTATCTCGTTGGACATGAAGTTCTTGGAACTGTGTCCGTAGGCACGGCAGAAAGAGTCTGGCCTCTTCCACGTCAGCACGTAGGAAGAGATAACTTCCACGTCGTCTCTGTCTTCGTTGGCGTCCATCTTGTTTCTTTCCTGCCCACGTTAGCCGGCACAATTGCCGCCCAAGTGACACTTGGCTAGGTTCGCCCTAGTCGGAAGTGTGGGACTTGTCACTCACACCAGGGCCATGCACCCTGGCGGATCACCCTCTCTAGGAAAGAGGGTTAGAGAAGGGATCTAGGAAAGTATACGTAGCCAGATTGTCCCTCCCGTGACTGAGGTGCTGCCATCCGAGCAGAATGCCAGAGTGCAGGTAAACCCACACTGGCAGACGAAGTAGTAGTAGAGGGTCGTCATGGGGTTACTCTTCCTCTTCGTTGTCTGACTCTTGCTGGGCATCTGCCAGGGCTTCCGCCTCAGTAGTGAACGGTCCTACAGGGTCACCATCTGGGAGACAGCCGGGGAAACAGGACCGCCAGTAGCAGCCTACTGTCGGCAGAGTAGTCCTTGTGTCTGGCGGACCGATGCGCCTAGCGCACCCTGAACAGTGAAGGATGTTCTTGTGCTCTCCTTGATAGAGTATCTCTTCGTCGCAGTTCTCACAGTAGGCTTCCTGATTCCACAGTGAGAAGACTTCCACGTCGGGGAGCGCAGTAGGATCGCTCTCCCTTTTGGGATCGCTGTATGCTTGCATGTCTCTTTCTCTTTCTTTCCCCCTAGCCTATCTAGGGGATTGGTTTCCTAGTGCCTGACGTTGCTATAGTCGCTCGACCAGCTTCCTTTGCTGGTCCCTCTACCCTTCCGGTGAATGAGTGTAAAATGAGGGGTTATGACTACCAGAATTCCAGTCTGTCTAGACTGACTCAATCCTAACCCTGTATCCTAGCTAGACTAGGGACACTCAAAGTTTTCTTTCTGTCTACCGGGATTCATCCCAAGTAGTTTCCCTATCTGGTATGGGTCTATCCCTCGATCCACAATCCCTGGTGGTTCCCTTTCCAGTCTCCCCTGGGCAGCGGTCTACTGTAGTGGAGACTACCAGTAGCCCTAGCATCCCATCCCTACATCCATCCCCCCTACCATCCTAACCCTATATTGGATATGGACATCCAATCCCCATATGGGTATCCCATATCCAATACCCATACTTCATACCCAGGGGGTAGTGTGAAGGGGGACTTCCGTAGCTGTCAAGTCCCCACCCTAGCAGGCGACAGCGTTGTTACACTATGCTAGCACCGTAGTAGGCCACCGGTGGGGGGGCTGTCTGGGCCAGGAGAGAGCCTTCCCAAGGGGGTGGCCTTTCACCTAAGGTGATGCCGGTGTTTGCACACCCATCCATCCCCCCAATCTCCTTCATCCAGAGCGGGTTATCCCCTATATTGGATATTGGATATGAGTATTGGATAGCTAGACTGGATATCCAGGGATTGGATAGGGAGAGAGCCCACCAGAGGGGGTGCCGGCCAGGAGGTAGGATGGGGCCCCCACTTGATTTGTGGATGGGGCCGGTGGACAATCTCGGTCATGAAGCACAAACTTGCAGTCATGCTGGCCGCGTCTATTGCTCTCTGCTCCTGTGGGTCGGTCCGCGTAGACCCCGTCAACTCTGCCCAATACTACCAGGAGATTGAGCCCATCCAGGCAGTCATCCTGCATGTGCAGGCAGACCGTGCAGCCGGCAAGACTGATACTCAGATTGCCAGCGACCTTGGATGGGCAGCTCTCCAGCGCATTCTTGCCTACCTCAATCAGCCGCCGACCAGGTAGCCACAGTGCTATCTGGGCTGGTCCTGGGTATCCTTGTCTTCTCCCTCATTGCCTGGAGACTGTATGCCAGAAGTAGAGACTACTGAGAAGCACGACACAATCTCCTGCCTGTGCAACTTGCCACAGGACATCAGGGCGGCAAAGTTGGCGAAAGCCCGTGCCTTCTACCTGAGTAGAGACCCCAATCTTACCAAGGCGGCTGGAGATGTGGGCTACGCTGAGACTGTCTTCCTAGCTGCCAAGGATGAGGAAGCTTGGGAGGTAGCCCGCGATCTTGCCTACGCAGGAGACAGTGAAGCTGCCAAGGCAGTGTTGAAGGGCGGGGCTCTCCTTGAGACCAAGGTCTTGCGCCGCCTACGCATCGCTGAGACCATCCTAGAGAAGAAGCTGGAGAAGGGGCTCAACGACCCAGACAGTGTGAAGGCAGTGGATCTCCGCTACCTGATTGAGACTACTGACCGCCTGTATGATCTGCGCCGCAAGCTAGACTCTGGCACCAACAAGGTGGGCAGTGGGCCGATCCTCCCCGACCTGTCTCTAGGCGCAGACCCCAGTAACCCTGACAGCTTGGATAGTATGTAGGTGAACCATGAACGCCCCTCCTATCACTGAGTTTGAAGCCAGCGCTCGCTACTTCCTCGCCAATCTCCAGCATATGGTAGATCGTGATGCCGGCAAGGTAGACATAGACAGCTGTGTGGATATGTTTACACATAGGCTCAAGGCTGCCTACAATGCCGGTGTAGAGAAAGCCACTGATCTTGTTATCCATAGTGGGGTTGGCTCTGGCCTTGTCACCCAGCTATGGAAGTTGAAGGTTGAATATATCTAGATGTCCTTGGAGCTAGAAGACGCCCGCAGGAAGGTCCTCAACGACTTCCACCTGTTCAACTACTATGTGATGGGCTATCCAGACATTAACAACAAGTTCCACAGGGATCTCTGTCAGTCTCGCCAAGACTGGCGGCAAGAACGTATCACCCTTCACCTAGAGCCTCGCGGCCATCTCAAGACAAGTATCCTGACAATTGGAGACACAGCGTATGAGACTTGCCTTAATCCCAACATCAGGGTCGCCATCTTCAATGCCAAGTATGACACTGGTAAACGCATCATACGCGATATCCGTAGACAGTTTAGTGATAACCCAAGGATGCGGTTGCTGTTTCCACACCTCTGCATCCCAGCTGGCAGAGTCAAGCAGTGGGGTCGTATCTGGAGTGACACTGCTTTTGAAGTCCCTGGTAGGACCATCACTGGAGAGTCAACTGTCACCCTAGTCTCTGTCGAAGGTTCCGCTGTCTCCATGCACTTCGACAAGCTGAACTATGACGACATGCTGGACAGCACTCACGTCGCCACCCAGGAGCAGCGAGACAAGCACTGGGAGTGGTTCCTCAACAGCTTCCAGCTGAGGCACAACCCTAGTGAGTCCCGCATCTGTCAAGAGGGCACCTTCTGGCACCATGATGATAGCTATAGCCGCCAAGTCAGGAGAGAGAAAGAGTTTCGCAGGTTGCATCGTGGTGAGCATAATCTACTGATTCACAAGACTAATGTGTGGGCTGCCCCTGGAGTTCCTCACTGGCCTGGTCCTGATAGCAGGGGCAAGATGAGGTTTCCGCCAGCTAGGATAGAGGAACTTCGGCAAGAGCTTCGATCTGTTGATGGCACTGACTACATCTTCAACTGTCAGTATCTACTGAATCCTACTCCTGCCGATCAGGCTATCCTCAAGTGGAAGGAAGTGCGCCGACTGGAAGAGAGAGACCTCCCAGAGCCCCTTGCCAACTACGTGAGTGTGCTCTACCGCAACGACAAGATTGAGGGGCGCTACGATGTCATTATCCTGGTCAGCGTGGACTACTTGGGTAACCTATACCTGCGTAGAGTATGGACAGGTAGATACACCCCCGGCCAGCTACTGGATGACCTGGCCTTCCTGTCCACCAGCTATGCCCTGGACTCAGTGTTCGTAGACAGCTCAGTTATGGAGAACACCCTGGGTCCTGCCATGGACCTGGTAGATAAGCATGCACACAGTAGTATCCCATTCACTGAAGTGGACCGCCCACTTGCCAGTAAGGCAGCCAGAATCCTCAGTCTCGAACCTGCCATCAGCAAGGGTCACTTCTGGGCCATCGAGGGCCTAGACCGCGCCGTTGATGTCCAGGAGGAGTTTGACCAGATGAGCGCTACAGGTTCCAAGGGCCACGATGTGATCCTCACTGCCCTCGCAGATTTCTCCCGCTTTGCAGGCAGGCCCCATCGCCCAGCCCCTCGTCCCTATCCCCCTGGTAGCATGGGTGCTATGTTCCCCTGGCCCCCAGAATCCAGGCAGGGTAGGTTCCGTCTTTGGAATCCCCTTGACAAGCTCCTGGCGCGACGGTAGTCCCCTACACCCAGCCCATGCCCACTACCGATAGCGTGCCGGCTCGGAATCAGACCCTAGATGCAGACGCAACGTCTCAACTGGGGGCCTGGATTGATGTTGCGTGGCGCAGGGACGAGGCGCTTCGCAACCGCTGGAATCACTGGAAGGACATGCTGGTAGGGGAGTTCCGGCGACAAGGCATTGACACCACCGAGCTGCGGTCCATCAACATTGACATTGACAGGCTCACGCTCAATCTTGTCAATCGCCATGTGAGGACCCTAGTCCCTACACTCTTCGCCCACGATCCCTGGATCGACTGTCTCCCACCTACAGACGCTGATGCGCCCAATGCGCCCATCTGGGAGGGTCTCATCAATCACAGTCTCCCCCTGATGAAGTTCAAGAGGGAGATCAAACGCTGTGTCACAGATGCAGTAGTCTACGGTGAGGGCTGGAAGAAATATGGATGGGCAGGGAGACAGCGCTACGATGAGCGATCAGAGGGTCCCACTGCTGACGGACCAGTAGCTGCCCCACCTACTGACTTCTTCAGTCAAGCCCTCTCCATGTCTGGCTACCTGACAGGCGGTAGTCAGCCAACTAGCACAAACTCCTCTCGACGTGGAACCAGCGGGCGCAACAGGCTCCCCAAGAGCACCAGCGAAGCCGGGGGCGATCCGATCACCTGGCTGCTCAAGGATGGGCCTTTTGTGTCCCGCTTGGCTCCTCACAACGTGGTGGTAGATCCACTGGTGCCAGACAGGGATCCACTCAACGCTAGGTTCCTGGCAATCAGGTATCTGAAGCCACTCAGTGAGATCAGAGCCACTCCTGGCTACAAGGTCCCCAAGATCCTGTCTGACAAGAATACACTCAGGACCCAGAGCAGTCCCTTTCTGTTTACTCCAGGCTTCCCTAGGGGTGAGCGTGACAAGCTGGAGGAAGAGCGCCAGTTCCCCGAATACCTGCACATGGGTGTGCTCTGGGAAGTCTGGGTCTACGACCTGGTAGACCTTGGAGTGCATCGCCGGGTCATCACCCTCCTGGAAGGAGCAGAGACGCCGATCAGGGAAGTCAGCTGGGAGTCGATGCTGGGGACCGCCGATTCTGGCTATCCCATCCACAGGCTGGCTTTCAACGACGTGCCTGATGAACCCCCCATGTCGGAGATTGAGTCGATCGCCGACATCCAGCACATGCTGACCTGGCTGGTTCGCAAGACACTGGCAAACTGCAATCGGTTCTCCAGGATGGGCGTCATCAATGAGAAGGCTCTCTCTGAGCCCGGCATTGCACAGGAGCAGCTGCGCCTAGGAGCCGATGGCACCTTCATCAAGGTCAAGGGTGACCCGACCAACGTAGTAGTCCCCATCGTCTTTCCCACCATGTCCAGTGACGCCAACAACATGATTAGCCTCATGTTCGATGCGTTTGATCGGGTAGGTGGTGTCAGTGAGAACCGCAAGGGTGAGACAGGTGCGCGCACTGCCACTGAAGCCAAGATCATTGAGGGCGGGCAGAACGTCTCCACCAGTGAGAAGCTGTCCATCGTCCAGGACTTCTGCGAAGACGGTGTCTACACCCTGATCTCCATGTTCCAGGCATTTGTAGACCGTGACTACGTAGTCCGGCGAGTTGGCTCTGGTGGTGCCGTCGAGTGGATGAAGTTTGGTCCGGACAACCTCAACGGCGAAGTCCCCAGCATCAAGGTGCGCTTCGAGTCCACCAAGTTTGCCAATGAGCAGAAGGAACTCCAGAAGAACACAGCGGTGCTCCAGAGCGCTATACAGCTCAAGCCCTTCCTGCCTTGGCTCCGTCTCGACATTGTCTACTTTAACTACCTGAAGTCCCTGCAAGTTGACAACGCTACCGCCATCATGGGCAACCCCCTGCAAGCCAGCCAGAGGGAGCAGCAGTGCTTGGAGATCATCCAGATGCTGGCAGGGATCCCGACCAGCACCACCATGGGCGAGGATGACACGGCACATATTGCTGTCATCGACATCTACCTGGCAAGTCCTGCTGCCGCCAACGCCCAGCAGACCAACCCCATGGGCCACGCTGCCGTCCTCATGCACAAGGACCAGCACATCGCTCAGCTGGATCAACTCAAGCAGCAAGAGTCAGCTGCTGGAGAAGCCGGCCAGATGGGGGCCCTGGACAGTGCCACCGGCAATGAACTGTCTCCTGCCAACCAAGCTCGCGGTGAGGCTCAGCGGTCTGAGACAGAGACTCCAGTCCCTGCCGCAGTAGGTGCCAGCAATGAGCGGTAGTATTCTGAGATGCACTGAGCCTTCGACTCCGAGGATGTCGTAGTGGCTACTCTCCTTGGCCGCATCTGCCACAAGTGCAATACCTACTGTAGTGGGAGTGATCCCTGCATGTGTCCACCTGGCCCAGAGAGACAGGCAACTTTCCAGGTGATGGGCTTCAAGGAATACACAGAGCACGATGCTCCTGGTAGGCCCACCTTCACTAGCCGCGAGCAGAGAGACAAGTTCCTTGCCGCCAACCAGCTTGGCTACGACAAGGACACCAAGGTCCGCAACCGCAAGCCTCCCCGCAAGGAGCTGGTGACTCCCGAGGTAGAGCGCCAGATCATCGAGAACTGGAAAGCAGACAAGAATACAAGTCTCCCCGCTAGAAGCGCCGAGGAGAAGAAGGTAGACCCTCGCTTTACTGTGTGAACTATGGCAGACCCTTTCGTCCTTGATCCCCAGTCTACCCCCAACGCCTACAGTGACGCTGCCCCAGCCAAGCTGGATAGGACGCCGCCAGTGATGCCGGACTTGCGGGCAGATGCACCCCCGCCTCCCAAGCTGAACAGCCAGCCTCCCCCCAGCCCTACGTCTGCCTACCGCTGGTCAGATATCGAGGGCTTTGCCAGTGCTTCTGAGCTTGAGGAAGCTAGCAAGGACCCCAGCCGGCTGAATATGCTCCTCGCCGAGAAGGTTGGCAATCTCCGCAAGGGTGGTGAGCGTGCCCAGTCTGCCCTGGAGTTCATCCAGGATCTCCAGCAGGACAGCCCTGCTATCTGGGAGCTGCTGACTGAGACCATCCGCAATGGCGGCAACATTCCTGATCGCTTTATCCCCAAGCAGCATGGGGTTCAGCAGGGCGGCGCTGCACAGACTCCTCCAAGTGGGGAGGTTGCCCAGCTGCGTCAGGAGATTCACCAGCTCAAGCAGGCATTCACTGGCCAGAATGAGGGCCATCGCCGAGTTCAGGAGCTGGTCAAGAAGTATCCCGATGCTACCGCTCACTTCCCCGTGATGGAGAAGATCATGCAGGAGCATCCAGGGACCGACCTCGCGTTTGCCTACCAGCACGCAAAACTCATGGCTGCCAATGCTGCCCGTATGGGTGGTGGCAACCAGGCACAGAATTCCCCACCGCCGGTGTCTGAGCGCCCGACGGCTGGAGTTGGACCTACCAGTAGAGAGGAGACTCTCAAAGCCTTGGGTAGTGAAATCCGGGCAATGAGGCATCTCCCCATGGAGGATAGGTTGATGCACGCAGCTCAGAAGCAAGGTTTCTCGATCTAACCATCAACCAAGTTAGGGTAACCGACAATGGCACCGACCATCACGACTATCCCAGCTGTCACGCTCCAGCAGATCACGCCGAGTATTGCTGACAACGTGACCCTGGGCAATGCCACCTTTGCCTTCCTCAGGCAGAAGGGGCGAATGAAGCTGGAGCCTGGGGCTGACTACTTGCAGGAGCCCATCCAGTGGGCTGAGAACGCAACTGCCCAGAGCTACACTGGCTATGGGGCTCTTGACAACACGCCCCAGGACGAGCTGACTGCTGCCACCTATAACTGGAAGCAATACAGTGCAGCTGCCACCATGTCCGGACTGGAGCGACTCCGCAATGCCAATGAGCATGGAGTCATTAAGGTCTGGGCGGCCAAGCTGGCAATGGCTGAGGAGGGTCTAATCAGCCTCCTTGACCGCCACGTCCACGCCAGCAGTGCCACCAAGACTGCTGATGACATCCTGGGTCTCGATGAGTTCATTGAGAATGAGGTGTCCCCCAATGACACTGTGGGCGGCATTGCCCGCGCCAGTGAGGCTTGGTGGCGCAACAAGTATAAGGCCGGCACGGTGGCCACGATCACCCAGGATTGCCGGTCTGCCATCCGCCTTGCCAGTGAGGGCCGTGAGCGTCCTGACTTCGGCATCTGCTCGACTGAGCCCTTCGAGGCCATCATCAATCAGAATGCCGGCAAGCAGCGGCTCATCAACCAGGCGATGATGGACTTGTCCTACGACAATGTCGTCATTGACGGTGTCACCCTCATGTGGAACCGCAACTGCCTGGGGAATGGTATCACTACTCCCAGTGCAACTGGCGACGGCACCAGCTGGGTGATCTACTTCGGCAACAGCAAGTTCCTCCGGCTCCGCATCCACCAGGACCGCAACTTCAGTGCTCGCGGCTCTGGCGAGGGTGAGCAGCCAATCGCCCAGGACGCCTATGTGTCCTACATCTTGTTTGCTGGGGCCATGACCCTGAGCAATTCCCGCTTCCAGTGTGCCCTTGAGATCATTGGGTGACCCATGCCTAGCTACGACCTTGGATACGATGTGGCTCGCTCGATGCGGGTCATGAATGGGACGACCACTCTTCTCAAGAAGGGTGAGACTGTCGTTTGGGATGCAACTACTCCTGTCATCACTGACAAGGCCCGCAGGGTCAAGCGGCAGGTAACTGCTGACGTTGCCCTTGGTGTGGCTGGCGTCTGCATGAATGACATCCCGGTGAGTGGTGGCTATGGCACCATTGCTGTGGAGGGCACTGTGCGTGCTCGCGTCAACAGTGCTGTCACTGCTGGATCTGGCCTGGTGGCTGACTTCGTCAGCGGCTCTCCTGGTGTCCTCAGGTTGCGGGCCCTTGGTGAGTATGGTCTTGCGGCAGTGGCTCAGGATACAGCTGTTGCTGAGGGTGGTGACTACTGGGCAGATGTCCTTCTGTTGGGGCCCAATGAGGCTGCTATGCAGGAGACCTTGCGTGGTGGTGCCTTCAACACCAACTCCATGCTGACTACCATGGTCGGTGTGGCAACTGGCAGTTTGCCGGTTAGGTTCCCGGTCATGCGTGTGCCGGTGGCTGGGGCCATCACTGGGTTCTGGGTCTACATTGGCGATACCACTATCGCTGCCAGTGATTCCAACGTGTGGCTGTTCACTCTGTCTACCTACGCTGGAACCGGGATCGCAACCGTCACCAACAGTGCGGCTCTTGGCGGTGGTGCCCTGACCTTGAACACTTGGCGCAGCTACGACACAGTTGTCGGGCTCGTCAACACTGTTGTGACTGCGGATACTGTTCTCAAGGTGGTAGCTTCTGTGGGCGCTGGCACCCCTGTGGACGGCCAGGCTGGTGATGCCTGGATGGCTCGCGTTCAGATGGACACCGGCCTCAATCTCTTCGCAGCCTTCGGAATCTAGGAGGCCCAATGATTGACCTAGTCTCCATGGCTGCCCGTGATGACCTGAAGGCAAATGCCTACTTTGGTCAGCACAGCGCAGCCGCAGTAGTCAGTGTGGCAACTACCACGCTGACAACTCGATGGTCATACAACATGACCTCGATCACCAGGAGCAATGTCGGCATCTACGTGTTCAACTTCAAGCCGTTCGACTTCACGGGGACTACCTTCCCCTTGTTTGTCTACGCTACGGTGGGACATGTAGGCACCGGCGCTGGACTCAAGCTGTTTGCCACCTACTCGATTGTTAGCCAGACTCAGGTAGAAGTTTACACCTGGCTGCACGATGGGACGGCGACTGAGTTGACGACTACGGCAGGTCCGCCGCTGATTTACGACACCCTGTCTGTCTTGATTGTGGGTCGGCGCAACCGTCCTACGACCAACGGCACCAGTGTGATCGATCCAGCAGCCAGCCTGCTTCGTGCTGACTACAACCTCGGTGTGACTGGTCTCTAGTGGAGGTGGGGGCAACCCCATCTCCCTAGGGAGTAACCTACTATGGGACACCACTACAGGATCCAGTTCACCCTCGCAGCAGTCGGCGCAGTTGCCGATGAGCTTGCCCTTGTATCCATCCACAGGACAGCTGAGGCAACCTCGAAGCCTCTCTTCATCTGGGAAGTTCAGCTGTCCCTAGCTAACGGCACAGCTGTGGCCGGCAACATTGTCGTCAGGGCCCAGCGAGAAGCCACTGTTCTCTTCTCTGGTGGTGGCGCTGGTGTCATTGCCAAGGTCAATGGTAGATCCCCAGACAGTGGTGCGACTGTCCTGGTAGGTGCGCCCTCCTTGACAGGGACGCCGACTACCGCCGGCCGTCTTGCCAGCTTTGGGCACAACACGGCTGTCCTCAACAGCACCAGCAACCACAGGCTGGACTTCCATAGGGGTCCTGGTGACTTGTGGACGCCTCTCTGTTCGGTCGTAGGCACTGAGCAGTTTGCTCTAGTTCTGGATGAAGCAAACCCAGCGGCTGCCAGTCTGATTACTGGCTCCATTATGTGGGAGGAAATGCCATGAGAGCAGGTATGGGCCCTAGGGGCGACTTCTGTGACTACATCCCCCATCCCCAGAGGCTGGAGAAGAAGCTCAAGGCTATGGGGATTCTCGACTCTGAGGGCAAGGAGACCGGCAAGGCTCCAGTTGTCCGTCTCCCCATGGGCCGTGACTATGTCCCTGGCAAGAGGGCTGCTGAGATTGAAGCTCGGCGCAAGGCCAGGGAGGAGAGGATGACGTTGGCAGTGACTTCTGAGTTCACCGAGAAGCAGCGCAAGATCCAGCTGGATGCGCGCAAGACCCTCAAGGAAGTGCCAAACCTTGACCCTGAGGAGAAGGCCAGACTCCAAGCCTTGACTACCGCGACTGTCACTGACCTGGTGCTGTCTGAGTTTGACGCCATCAAGAAGACAGTTGCCGCTCGTCTCCAGGATGCTGGCATGGAGCCCGCCCAGTGACACTCACGCTGGCAGACATGACGTTTGGTGCGCTGCACGCAGCCCTTACGGCTGAGTTTGGCAACCAGTCTGGTCTGCTGGCTGAGATCAAGTCCAAGCTCAATGAGGCCCTCAAGCTGATCTGGATGGAGCAGAAGTGCTGGCGGTGGAGCCTGAAGCCCACAGTCCTGACCAGCCTGGGGAGTGCGACTAGGACAACGACTACAGCTATCACTGTCTCGCCGCCTACTACTACAGTCACGCTGACGCCAGCAGACACAGCCAGCGTCCTTCTGCGCTATGAGTTGACCCTTCCTGGGGATCCCAACGCCTACACTGTCACCGGCAATGCTGTCGGTGTTACCCAGATCCAGGGTATTGGATTCCTGGTGGCGCAGAGTATCGGGGTAACTGCTACCCTGAAGCAAGCCTGGCTGGAACTGCCTGATGACTTTGCCTTTATGCACTCAGTGCGGACTGAGGGTAGCGGTCTCTGGAAGGAAGCCCAGCCTACTGAACCTTGGACGCTGGAGAAGGTTCGCAAGTATAGTCCTCGGCTGACAACTACGAAGACTCTCTACACCATCAGCCAGGACCCCCTGCCCTATGGCACGACCGGCTGGCAGCCCAATCGCCAGTTCATCAGCTTCTGGCCGTATCCCGCCAATCTCACTCGCTGGGAGTGTTGGTATTACGCCGTCCCCAAGGACATGGTAGCTGATGGCGACATCTGCGAGCTGCCTCGCGGCTTCCGCACTCGTCTCATCTACAAGGCAGCTGAGTTGCTGGCCATCAAGCTGAGGGACTGGGAAGCCCAGGAGCGCTACAGTGCCCTCGCAGGAATTGGCTCTGTCCACATGGCTGACAGCAACTCCTTCGCCGACGACAGCAGCGACCCCATCAGGGCGACGCCCCTCACTTGGAGCCAACTCATTACTGGCACGCCAGTTACGCCCGTCTAGTTTTTTGCTCTTTCTTGCTAAGACCGCTGGGTAGTAGAGGGTAGACCCCTACCCTTGCCCACGAGGATCAATGGCCCCACATGACAATGAGCAGAGGCTGAGGACACTGGAGATGGAACTCAACACACTGGCGCGGAACTTTGAGAACCACGAGAAGTGGGCAGGAGAACGCAATGAGCAGCTGGTTGCCAACTCAGCCCTTATCCAGCAGCTGCGTATGGACATCCACGGAGCCAAGATTGGTGGCCGAGTAGCTTTGGGGATCACCCTGGCACTGGGCGGGCTAGTGGGCTGGTTGGTAGGTTTGGTCACGAAGGGCTAGCTATGAAGCAGATTGTCCCACGTAAGGGCCCGCTAGCTGGCATGGACCTGACGGCTGAGGACCACAATCTGCCCCAGGAAGTCCTTAGGGTGGCCCGCAACTGCCATGTGCAGAATGGCGTAGCCATCAAGCGGCGGGGCTTCCAGCGGCTCTACAAGGACAAAGCCCTTCGCCGAGGTATGCTTTGCCAGCGGGCTACTGTTGAAAAGCCCTTTCATGTTAGGAACTTCACAGGGGTCGGCGCTAGCATTCCCCACGTAGTAGTCCACAGCTACCCCAGCCTCAGCTATGGCTTTGTCCCTTGGCATGGGGACTACAGTCTTACTCGGGCAGCTGCTTGGGCTAGGGACTTCAGGCTGTATACGGGGAAGATCGATACCTCTCGCAACTTCTACATTCTGGAGCAGGCTAACGACGAAGACGCAGCTCCAGGCACTGCCCAGTGGGTCAACATCTGCACCACACTGGCTGTGTGGATCGACAATGCCGGCAAGCTGCTGGTCAGGTTCAGGGCGTCTACCAGTGCCACTGTCTGGACGGCTAACCGCACATACACCAGCACGGCTACCCTGACAGCCAACACTGACTATCACATCGGCATCAGCTATGACGGCGGCTCTGCTAATGGAGCCGGTGTCCTGTCCATCTACATTGACGGGGTCTTGGACGGCACTCTGGCAATTAACTGGCTGGCCAATGAAATCTGGCACGGGGACCCTGCCCGCCACTTCAGCACACCCAACCTCATCTGGCTGAATCGGCTGTATGTCCAGCGTGAGATGGCTACTGACGAATCCGATGTGTTGAAGGATCCTGCCTTTCCGCCGCCGCTCAACTTGCCGGTAGATGAGAGCTACGCAGAATACCCTAGTAGCCTTGAGCATGGCGCTGAGGGCATGGGTGTCTACGAAATTCGCTTCTGGTCGGCAGCAAAGAACTATGCTGATGCAGCCTACCCC